CGGCGCTGCAGGACATCCATGAGGCAATGAACGCTGCGCGATCGCAGCAGGAAATTCCGGCGGGAACGCTGCGCATCAATGCCTTTGCGACGGCGGCGCGTGAAATCCTCTCGCCGCTGATCTTGACGTTCCTGAGGCTCTATCCACAGGTGCACATCGACCTGGTCACCGAAGGGCGGCTCGTCGATGTTGTGGCCGAAGGGTTCGACTTCGGCGTTCGGACGCGGGATCTGGTGCCCAGCGACATGATTGCCGTGCCACTGGGACAAGGCCGGCGTAATGTGGTGGTCGGCTCGCCGGCTTATTTTGGAAAGCACGGCAAGCCGCTGGTCCCGCCGGACCTCTTGCGTCACGCCTGTCTGCGAATACGGCTTCCTAATGGCGCTCCTTACCGCTGGCAGTTCGAAAAGGATGGCCAGCCCGCACAGATTGACGTCGCCGGTCCGATCACGCTCGACGAGGCGAGCCTTTCACGCATCGCCGTGCTGGAAGGCGTGGGTATCGGCTACGTCATGGAATCCGACGTGCGCGACGATCTCGATGCCGGGCGGCTGGAGATGGTGCTCGAAGACTGGACGCCGCAGCTCGCCCCCCTTGCGCTCTACTATCCGGGCAGGCGGCATCCCTCGGCCGCATTCAAGGCCTTCATCAACCTGGCCCGTGAGTTCTCGAAGGAATCCCGCAGGGGAAGGTAGCAGTCGCCGACTTAGCTGCCGTTCGAGCTGTCAATCGAGAGGCCTGAAACCTGCCTTCCGTTCATACGCCTCATCGGTATCAGGCTGCCAGCGGGCCGACGCTTTCCGAGTAACCTCGTCTGAAAGCTGACGCCGCAGAAGCAGCCGGGAAATGCACTGGCTGCATCAAGCTGCGCTGACTTGCGTATGCAGAGCTAGCCTACACAATTCTATGACCGAGCTTTGCCCCGTGATACGCATGGTGAGATGTCAAGCCATGTCGTGCGAGGGTATTTTGTCCGTTCCCCAAATTTCGACCACCATCTTGCTGACAAACTGGGAGAAGGGTTCTGGCGATGCGGAGCGTCTTTGCGCGGATTTACTGCGGATCGACGCCTTCGAGGAGGTTGATCCGCAGCACCCTCTCGGCGGCCCCGATTTCGCGGATAAACTCGAACGGCCGAAATTACGCGCGAAGCTGCCCCAGCTATCTTAATGGCAGCTTACCACAATCGGCTTAGTGATTGCGGACAGTCCGCACAGTCCAACATTCCAGCCGCCTCGAGGGTGCTCAATCGATGTCCGCTTTCAGGCGATTGGCGGGAAAGCTTAAAGGACCAAAATTGAGGCGCTAAGCAGTCAAGCCTGCGGTCATTCGTTGCCCAGAATGCCACCGAGAATACCGCCGATGGCAGCGCCTGCCGCACCGCCGCCGATCATTCGCCCGACGCCTGCGCCAATGCCGGCATCGGCGGCTTCATTCGACGGAAGATGGCGCGCGATCTCCTCGGCAAGATTGAGGATCGGCATAGACTGTAACCAGATCCTGCCGGGGCCGGTCAGCGTTGCGAGGAACAGTCCTTCACCGCCGAACAGGACGTTACGAAAGCCGCGCACCATCTGAATGTCGACATTGATGGTCGGCTCCTGCATGCCGACGTGGCCAGCGTGCACCCTGAGTCGTTCGCCTGGCGCCAGCGTCTTTTCGATGACCTCTCCGGAGAGATCGAGCCACACAGTGCCGGGACCGGTCACACGCTGTAGGATGAACCCTTCGCCGGCAAAGAGGCCGGCACCCAGCCGCTGTTGCAAGACGACATCGAGCGAGACGCTCTTTTCCGCGCACAGGAAAGTTTCCTTGCGGCAGACAATCGACTCGCCTGGTCTCAGCGCCATCGGAATGATGTGGCCCGGAAAGCGTGGTGCAAATGCAACCTCGGCCCGTGAGCGCGCTGAATATTCGGTGATGAAGAAGCTGCCGCCGCTGAACGCGCGCTTGACCCCGGCGAAAAAGCCGCCGCCCGTGTGCGTGTCCATCTCGATACCGTCGGTCATCCATGCCATGGCGTGCGTCTGGCTTACGATGGTTTCACCAGGATCCAACGCAATCGAGAGCGTTTGCATGACCGTGCCGGCGATTTCGTAGCGCATCTTTCCACCCTCAGTTGGTGAAGGGCAAATACCAGTCACAGCGGCGCGCCGGAAGATAGATCACCAAAGCCATGTGACGTTCTGGAGCCCACTAGGCCGCACTGGTGGGGGTTAGCCTAATCGGACGAGCACCTCAGCAGCGGCGATCAATTTCGAGATATTGCTCCCGGCCATGGTGAGGGTAGCAAGCCTGGCGGCACGGTCATCGACATCTTTGGACCTGCTCACCGCCATCAGGTTATGATCTTCCATGATCATGCCTGCGACGGTGCAAAGCCGATCCGCCAGATCCAGCAACTCATTGTCCATGCGTGTCTCCCACTCGCTCCACACAGGTGCAAGTCGGCTCGGAAGTCCAGAACCAGCTTTTGCGCAGGTTCGCACTTCGGACTGGACTGTTGTCGCAACGGAAGCATTGGTGTGCTCATGAGTCGCGGCCGGCACGAACCCGGCTGCTGCCCCCGACCGGTCGACCGGCGGGGCTGTGGGTGGTGGGAGACGGCACTGGGGCTGCTCCCGACGAGGAGACACCCACATGACCAAGCTCAGCGACCTTCACTATGTCCTGCTGGCGATTGCTGCCAAGCGTGCCAACGGCAGCATCCTGCCGCCGTCGACCAGCATCGGGGTGACCCGCGCTGGTCTCACCCGCGCGATCAACACGCTCGTCAAGCACGGCCTGGCGCAAGAAGCGGACACTGCTGACGAGAACAGCGTCTGGCGGGTCGATGGCAAGCAAAGTCGCAGCCGTCATCACCGATGCAGGCCAAGCGGCCGTCGCCGAAGCCGATGGCAAAAAGCCGGAGGAAGCACCGCCGCAAGCAGCGCCGCGGGAAGGCTCGGCGGCGGAAGTGAAGCCCAAGACCAAGCAGGCACTGCTGATCGAGCTGCTGAAACGAGCGGAGGGCGCAACCCTTGCCCAGCTGGTGGAAGCGACCAGCTGGCTGCCCCACACGACCCGTGCCGCACTCACCGGCTTGCGCAAGAAAGGGCATGTGATCATCGCCAGCAAGGTGGAGGGCATTAGCGTCTACCGCATCCAGAAGGCAGACTGATCATGGCGCGGCTCGATCAACAGCTGGAGGAGCTGCGCAACTGCAGCTCCTCCGCTCTCCGTCAGCAATGGCGCCAGATCTTCCGTTCGGTCGCCCCCGACATGCCGCCCGACCTGATGCGTCGCGCTATCGCCTGGCGGCTGCAAGAGCGCGTGCATGGCGGATTGGCGCCATCGACCATGAAGACGATCACTGCCCTGCAGACCAGCTTGGCTCGCGACGGCGGCATGGTGGTTGCTCCATCGCTCAAGCCGGGCACCCGGCTGGTGCGCGAATGGCATGGCCGGACCTATCATGTCCTCGTCTGCGATGAAGGCTATGAATATGATGGGCGCCGCTATCGCAGCCTCAGCCAGATTGCACGCGAGATCACCGGCGCCGCCTGGTCGGGACCGAGGTTCTTCGGTCTGAAGTCACGTTCGGATAAGGGCAATGGCTCGCAAAGCTGACCGCCAGACCCTGCGCTGCGCGATCTATACGCGCAAGTCGACCGAAGAGGGTCTCGAGCAGAGCTTCAACAGTCTCGATGCCCAGCGTGAGGCTTGTGCTGCTTATATATTGAGCCAGACCCATGAGGGCTGGGAAGCAGTGGCCGAACGCTATGACGATGGCGGCTGGTCGGGCGGCAATATGGACCGTCCCGCTCTTCGTCAGCTGCTCGACGATGTGAGAGCCGGCACGATCGATATCATCGTGGTCTACAAGGTCGACCGGCTGACCCGCAGCCTTACCGACTTCGCCAAGATCGTCGAGATCCTCGATGCTCATGGTGCAAGCTTCGTCTCGGTCACCCAGGCATCCAACACTACCAACAGCATGGGACGCCTTACCCTCAACGTACTCCTGTCCTTTGCGCAGTTCGAACGGGAGGTCACCGCCGAGCGCATCCGCGACAAGATCGCGGCCTCCAAGGCCAAGGGCATGTGGATGGGTGGTCCCATCCCGATCGGCTATGCACTGGAGGATCGCAAGCTGGTTCCCGCCGCACAAGAAGCTGCAACGGTCAGGCTGATCTTCGAACGCTATGTCGAACTGCGCTCGATCGGAGCGCTGGTCGAGGAGCTTTACGAGCGTGGCATCCGCACCAAGCAGCGGACATATTGCGATGGCAGGATCGTTGGCGGCATCCCGTTCACCAAGGGACCGCTCGCTGCGCTGCTGCAGAACCCGATCTACATCGGTAAGGTCAGGCACCGCGATCAAATCTATGATGGCCAGCATGAGGCCATCATCGAACTGGAGCTGTTTGCGAAGGTTCAGGCCATTCTCGACGCCAACCGCCAGGACCGCAGGCTGGGCCGTAACGCAAAGAACCCGAGCCTGCTGACCTCAATGCTATTCGATCCTGATGACAGGCTGATGTCGCCATCGCATGCCAACAAAGGAACACGGCGCTACCGCTATTACCAGACGCGTCTGGCACCAGGAGAGACAGATCAGGTCTGGCGCCTACCGGCTGGAGAGATCGAACGGCTGGTGATCGCGAGCGCCGTCGATCATCTGCGCAAGCAACGGCCAGGCCAGAATGCCCAGGCATCTGCAAGAGAGCTGGCCGAAGTGCTGTCCAACCGAAGCGGCTTGGCGGAGCGGTTGCCCCAGCTTCCGACAGCCCAGCAGCGGCGTGCGCTTATTGCGTTGCAGGTTAGGATCGATTTGCAGGAAACCGCAATCGTCATCAGCATCGGAACGGACAAGATCACACTAGCTTCTAAGCTCGTTAAGCGCGGCAATGATGTACGACTGGTGATTGCAGAGCATCGCATAGCTTCCCCCGATCCGATCCTCTGCAAGCTGGTTGCCCAGGGCTTTGCGGCGCGGGATTATCTCATGACCGGCAATCTCCATCATTGCATCCGAGAATATTCGCGGCGCTACCTCAAGGGTCTCGCGCGCATCAGCTGGCTCGCACCTGATATGATCAGCGCCATTCTCGATGGCACCCAGCCACCGCAACTCACTGGCCGCAGGCTGATCCGCGCCAATGCCATCTCGCTCGATTGGCCATCGCAGCGCAGGATGTTCGGGTTCGGCTGAACCTGCCCCCACACGTCCCGACAGCCAAAAAACAGCCCTCTGAGATATGCCCCACTTTTGGCGGACCATCGCCACCGCCAAAGCGTCTCTGGCTGCTGGCACCAGAATGACAGGCCCGAAGAACCGCGGAAAACTGCGGCTGACGCATACGCCTTAGCGAGAGATATAGGAGACGGCCAATTTAATGGACTGCATGGTGCGCGACGCAGTCCGGACCGAACCAGTCTCGTACGGCTATATGGGAAAGTAGTGGGAAGAGAGGCCAGATTCGGCCTGTTTTGCCCATCTGGCTGATGTGCAACCGGGCAAAGCCGACCGTTTGAGAGCCATTTTCCCATATCGCGCCTTTGTGGGAACGGTTTGAGGGCCTTGTGGCAAGCATCGCCTTACGCATTGATCTCGTGCACCCAAAGTGACCCACTAATCTGGGCTGGACATAAAGCGCCAGCAAACATACCTAGTGAACTCCCACCACTGAAAACGATGCTCAACGTTTTCGTGGAGGCCACCATGCCCAAATTTCAAAGTTTGTTACTCGACCGGCTTCCGCCGGGCACCGAGCTACGATCGATCGACTCGATCATCCCTTATGCCAATAACCCGAACCGGCATACGCGACGGCAGATCCGCAAGCTCATGCGGAGCCTGGAGAAGTTTGGCTGGACCAACTTCATTATCATCGACAGCGCCGGCAATCTGATTTGCGGACATGGGCGACTTGAAGCCGCCAAGCTGCTGGGCGAGACGATGGTCCCGGTCCGCGTTCTCGACGACATGAGTGAGGCTGATCGGAAAGCGTACATCATCGCCGATAATCAGCTGGCAAGAGAGGCGCAGTGGTCGAGAAGATTGCTGCAATCCGAACTCTGCGGCCTCCTGGAGCTTGGCTACGACATCGAACTGACGGGCTTCGACACATTCGAGATCGATGGCATTCTCAACTTCGATGCGGGTGGCGATGAAGACGAGGATGATCGGGTTGATCTGAGCCCGACGAGCAAGATCCCGCTTTGTCGCTTAGACGACTGTTGGACCGTTGGTGTTCATCGGGTCGTGATTGCTGATTGCAGGCAGCACGACGTCGTCAAACGTGCCACAGGTGGCGAGCAGGTCCGGGCTGTGAATACCGATCCGCCTTTCGGTAATCTGATAGAAAACAACGTCTCGGGCCATGGCCGGGTCAAGCACAAGAATTTCGTGATGGGTTCGGGCGAAGTTCCGCTTCCCGAATTCGCGATGACCATCCTGCGCCCGGCATTCGAGGCGATGGCGGCGCATTGCCTGCCAGGCGCCATCGCACATGTGTTTTCCGACTGGCGGGCCGCACCGCATATGCTGAACGCCGCCGAGGGCGTGTTCCATGAACAGAAGAACTGGGCCGTATGGGCCAAGAATCCGGGGCTCGGAG